CCCATCTATTGGATGGATGGAAAAAAGTTGAAACGCCCAACGAAATGGAAGAACTCATTCTCCATTCCCTTCCTGATGGCATTTACGAATAGTGATAAGCCCTACCCCCGAAACCGCAGAAATGCGGAAAAGGAAGACGGCACGGAGAATGCCGGGCAAGGTGCGAAACTTGCCGGGGGGAAGAAGAAAAAAAAACAAGCCCGAAAAGGCAGAAAGAAGAGGTGATAAAATGAACTACAGTGTAATTATCGAATCGGACACGGTGGAGAAAATCAGATCATATTCCCACGAAACCGGAGAAACACAGGGAGATATAATCACGTCGGCAATCGGAGCCTATGAGCCGATGAATGAATTCTTGAAGCGGCAGGCAGAGGACATGGAGATCCTCAGAAAGGCAAGGGAAAGCAAATGACAATTCTGGATAATTGCTCTGAATGTCCGCACAATAATTGGATCTATTGGTCGGAACAGAGCGAGTGTGGAAAATTCATCAACCCAAGGAGCCAGCGAATATGCAAAAAAACAGGGGATCCTATAGAAAATATGGAGGAAGGATTCCCGAAGAATTGCCCACTGAAGGAGGTAACAAATGACACCAGCAAAAAATAAACTGTTCATCTCGATGACATCGGTGATGTTTCTTGACGAAACCCAAAGGTATCACGAGGAGGAGATTGAGACCCTAAATAAGATCCTCTATCATAACCCGTACATCCGGGAAACACAGAAGCTAATTGCACATCATAAAGAGTGCATCAGGAACATCCAAAGCGAACTCAAAAGAAGGGCGGGTATGAAAAGATGAAACATCATCACTCGGCTATTATCGCCGCAGAACAAGTGGCAAAAAACGAAGAACTGAAGAAAAACATAATTGAGATGATTCAAAAATATCCCGGTAATTTCAAAGATATTGCGGTAATATTTGTGAGCAATAAATTTGAGATTGATCTGTACTGGAAAAGCAGTTATAAGGACTTCCGGCGGGTACTTGCCGCTGTAGATCGGGGGCTGGCATTATGAACCATATATCAGGATTAGATCACTACTTGACCACCGATCCCAACGACAGGGATATGACGCCGGATGAGATTGACGACCTCGTCGAGGACTGCATTGAGCAGGCGAATGGACATATTGAACGCCTGGCAACCTCTCCCGATTATCATGGCAGAGAACGGGAGTATTACGAGGGAATCTTGGAGTTCATTCAGAAAGAAATGGAGGGAACAAAATGAAATTTACAAAGGCTGAAAAAACAAAAGCCAGACTAAGAATAGGACTGGTAGGACTCTCGAAGAGTGGCAAGACTTACGGTTCATTGCTCATAGCGGAGGGACTCGGTGGAAAGGTGGCTGTCATTGACACGGAGAGGGGCAGGGCAAGCTATTACGCCGACTTGTTCGAGTTTGATGTGCTGGAATTATCACCGCCATTCACCACGGAGAAATATATGAAGGCGATAACCACGGCTGAAGAAGCCGGATATGACATTATTATTATCGACAGCATTTCCCACGAGTGGGACGGCGCAGGCGGGATCCTGGAGGAAGTTGACAAGAAAACTCAATCCTCCGCCTCCAAGAACTCATATTTCGCATGGAGTAAATTCACACCACTCCACCGGAAATTTGTTGACGCCATGCTGAACAGCAATTGCCACATCATAGCCACGATGAGAACAAAGACAGAATATGCATTGGAAAAGAACGATAAAGGAAAGATTGTCCCTCGGAAGATCGGACTGGCTCCTATTCAGAGAAACGGGACAGATTACGAATTTCCTTTCATTTTCAATATCGATGAATCTCACAGGGCTATTGTGGAGGGAAACCAAACCTTGATCTCATTCGGCGATGATTCATTCTTGATTACAAAGGAAGTCGGGAAAAAATTCCTGAAATGGCTGAATACCGGGGCGAAGATGAAAGACAAGCGGCTTGAGAAAAAGAAGAAAGAATTCTTCGCAAAATGTAAGGAATCCGGGATGAATATGAAAACGGTTACGCCATTTGTACAGAATGTGATCGGCAAGAATCCAAAAGAATTTGATCTTACAATTGCAGATTATGATATTCTGATGAAGGCGGTGGCGGCGACGGCGGCGGCGGAGGAAAAAATAGCAGAGAAGACGCCGGAAGCTCCGGCAAAAGAAGTGCAGGGCATACACCCGGAGCCGGTCAAGGAAGAGGCGTGGGACGAAGATCCATACTGTGACGAATGCGGGCAGAAGATCGCCGCTGAAACGGCAGAGGCGGCAGTGAAAAACTTCGGCTATCCTCTGTGCGGCGAATGTGCACAGAAAACCATGAATGAGTGGTAATACCGGAAGAAAAATAGGAAGGAAGGAAAGGAAGTAAATGAGCATAATAAAACTCGGAATAACCGCAGATATTCACCTTTGCGGCAAGTGGCTGAATGAAACGGTAACAGCCCTGAAATATTCCTTCAACGAGATGCGGCAAATGGGCGTCAATTATCACCTGTGCGCTGGAGATTTCTTCCACTATATTAATATCGCTGACCGAAGTAAATCCGTCGGTGAAATAGTAGGCACGGCAAACGATATGCTTGTGGATCTTGCCAACGCTGGGATACCAACGATCACCATCGCTGGGCAACATGACAAGAGGGGAGGTGACAAATCGGCACTGAGAACTTTGAAGGTGAATTACCTCGTAGAAAAACCAATGAGTTTAAAATTAACTCCTGGAATCGCTCTACTCGCCATGCCTTGGATGTTCAAGAGCGAGAGGTTGACGGCAAAGGAGATGGCAAAGCCAAATTCAGACCGGATATTCAAAGACAAAATCCTGGACGAAATGAGAATCCTATCCAAGAGTTATGACAACGAATTCAAGATTCTTCTCGGTCATTGCATTCTCGTCGGGTCTGAAGCCCGTGGCGGACACTTGTTCGGCGATGACAAATTCGCATTCACGATGGACGAATTGCAGTCTATCGGTGCTGATTACATCGCTCTCGGAGATAACCACAGAGGGACGGAACCATTCATCGGCTCAATAATGCAGAGGGATTTTGGCGACGAAGGTAACAGAACAGGCTGGAAGTATCTTGAGATTGACACTGAAAAGCAGAAAATTGTCAAGGAAGAGTACATTAATATACCCGGCAAGAGATACTTCACGCTCACTAATTCCGAATATCAGCAAAATAAGGACAACGGCAAAATTACAACGGAAGACCATTATCGTATCAAAGACACGGAGAAACCCGACATAAAGTTACCTCCCAATGTCATTTTTGTGAAAGAACTCGACAAAACACCGCAAACAGAGGACAGGGAGGAGATTTCGGGGGAGTCATTATTTGAGCAATTTCAGCAATTTAATGCCATTAAAAATCTGTTACCGGAAAAAACATTGCCGGAAGCTGAGAAGGCTATTGAAGCGGCAAAGGAAGAGGCGGCATTCGAGGAGGAGAAATCAGGCGGGAGCTTGGAGAAGATCGACAGGATCCACCTGGAAAACATTGGTCCACACAAGACCCTGGATTTTGAACTTCAACCTGGAATCTTTGGAATTTCCGGTGCTAATGGAGTTGGAAAAACATTCTTGATAGAGGCGATATTTGCCGCATTCTATTCCAATTTTCTCACATACAAGGGATCCATATATGACCAGGTCAAACAGGACTCCGATGGTGACGCATTGATCGAAGTTGACTTCTGGAGCGGTGGCAAAAAATACAAAGCCCAGCGCAAAATCAAGGGAGGAAAGAATCAATCGCAGGAAGCATTCTTGTTCACCTTCGACGGCAATGAATATCATTCAATAACATCCGGCAGGGAAGTTGACTTCCAGGAGGCGATTCAAGCCCTTGTCGGAGACCCTAAGCAATTGCAAGCGAGTATCTTTGTGTCGCAGGAACTTGTGGGAGATATTACCGGGGGCAAGCGCAAAGACCGGATGGAGTTCATTCATAACCTTCTGAACATTGAGAAATACGGCTTATTTGCGGAGGTATTCAAGGACAAGAAAAATGAATTAAAAACAAAAATTGATGTGAACAATGATAACAAAGACCGTATTACTGCAAGCCTGGAGACCGATAGAAATTATGCCAACGAATTACAGTCTGCGGAAGTCAAGGAGAAGGAAACACTGGACACCCTGGAAAAAATCAAGAAAGGAATCACCAAAAATCAGAAAATGAAAGAAAAGGCAAGTGTCGAGCTTGCACGGCTCCAGGAGAAGAAGTCAGCGATAGAAGGAGGCATTAAGCAATATAATGAGAAAGTCAAGCAATGCAACATCTACGAAGCGAAGATCCTTGAAGCCACAGGGCAGAAGGCAAAGGCAGATTCTCTACGATATGACCCGGAAGAGGAAGATCGTCTGCGGGCAAAGATTACGAAAATTAAAGGCGAGAAACAAAAAATGGGCAGACTGCGAGTAGCGGAGGCGGAGCTACAATCCCTACGGATGGCTGTTAATGGGAAGAAAAAACTTCTTGAAGGTTCCATTGAAAAGCTCCAAATGCAAACTGACCATTTGGAAAAACGGAGTACAATGATTTCAAACGCAGGATGTGCCGATAACCCCATTTCAAACTGTTGTTTTCTTCAGGACGCATTTCAGGCAAAGGAAGCCCTCGCGGACAGTGAAGAGGAGTTAATAAACTTCCAGGACAGACTCGACAACAAAAAATATGTATCAAAAGAAGACAGGATGGGTCTTCACAAATTGAAGAAAATGCTCAAAGAAAATAAGGTAAATGAAGAACTTCTCAATAAGGAAAGCGAATATCGGACAGGGCTGAAAGCCTTCCAGACCATCAAAGAAGAGGCTAAGAAGGCGGAGCTCTACCAGAGCAAGATCGACGAATACCGGGAGATTCTTACACGGCTCAAAGATGAAGCCAAGAAGATGAACACAGAAGACTCATCGAAGATTGACAATGAGATTCTCATGACGGAGAAAAGAAAGACAGCCCTCCGGGATACCATTTTCGAAGCTGAAGAAAAACAGAGAAGGATCGATGAAAAACTCCGGGTGATCCAGTATGATATAGCCATGGCAAAGCAGGCAATAACACAGCAGGAGAATAACAAAAAACTACTCGCAGATATGGACAAGAACATTGAAGCCCACACACACAACCTCATCATTTACGCGGCACTGCACAAGGCATTCGATAGGAGAGGAATCCCGCAATACCTCATAAGCAATTCCATTCCCAGGATACAGGACATTGTCAACGAGATCCTTGTGATAATAGACAACCCATTTCTAATTCGATTCGTCACCCAGACACAAACCAAGGGCGGGAAGACAAAGGAAGACTTCGAAATTATGATAGAATCCGCCTGTGGAATCCGACCCATCGGCAGATACTCCGGCGGAGAGAAGCAATTGATACGGCTAATAATCAGAATCGCTCTGACACTGTTCAAGGCACGATCCCACGGCGGAAACTACGGGTTTATTGTGCTTGACGAGCCCTTCGTTAATCTGCGGGCAGACTCGGCAACGAAGGTTCTGAAAATCATAAGTACCCTTAGTGGGACGCTTACCCAGGGCATAATTACATCGCATAATGACGGACTATTAGCACAATTGCCACAGTGCTTTGATATGGAGCGGCGCGAGATGGAAACTATTTTGAGATAAGAATAGAGGTGTGATCTGTGAATGGCAAGCATATAGACATGAGATGGGCAAGGTGGTTTATTCCCATCCTTGGAGATGATGAGGATTACCTGATGTTTGTAGAGCTTCTGAAGAAGCGCATTCAAAACTTTGCCGAGGGGAAATATATCAGGAATCTCCACGAGGACACCTATTTTCTCAAGGACGACCTGCGCAAGGTAGTGGTTGATATGATGAAGACCGGGATGAAGAAGTACCAGATCGCAAAAGAGATACATTGCGGCAAGAAAATGTTAGATGCTCTTTTGACCGATGATGACCTGGCGGAAATTGAGAAGAATGTGAAAATAAAGGAAAAAAAGATTAATAAAAAAAAGGATTTTTAGAAGACACGGATAATAGTATAAGTGCAAGAGTAATTGGGAGTTTTTATCGGTGAATATTTTGTTTTTCTACAATATAATAATGAATCTTACAGGGAGCCCTCTCCCGATCTCTTGCAATGTTCATCGATGGGGCTCTCTGTTTTTATTTTACAGAGGAGTGATAAATATGAAAAAAATAATAGTAGATGGGGTAACTTATATCCCAGAAAAAAAAGAGGAGGAAATTATCGAGAACTATTTTATAGTGCGAACATACTCCGCAGGAGTATTTGCGGGTGAACTTGTTTCACGAAATGGCAAGGAAGTCGTCTTGAAAAATGCAAGGAGATTGTGGTATTGGGATGGAGCAGCATCACTGTCCCAATTAGCAATGGAGGGGACAAAATGTCCAGGAAAGTGTAAGTTCCCGTGTGAAGTCATTAGAATAACATTGACAGAAGCTATCGAATTAATAGCTGTGACAGAGAAAGCTCGGAAATCTATAAAAGGGGTGGCAATATGGGAAAAATAGATAATGGCTCTGGTTATGGCTCTGGTTATGGCTCTGGCTCTGGCGCTGGTTCTGGCGATGGCTATGGCGATGGCTCTGGCTCTGGTTATGGTTCTGGCGATGGCGATGGCGCTGGCTCTGGCTATGGCTCTAGCTCTGGCGCCGGCTCTGGCTCTGGCGCTGGCTCTGGCTCTGGCTATGGCTATGGCGATGGCGCTGGCTCTGGCTATGGCTCTGGCTATGGCTATGGATTTGGCGCTGGCAATGGTTATGGCTATGGCGATGGCTAAGAAAATAAACAGGAAATAACAGTTTGCCCGGCGTGGCGTTCTGGGAGTCGTCAACACATGCGCTCATATAAGAGGTAAGAAGTGGCAATTTAATATGGATTGCCTTCCGGGTTCGAATCCCGGCGCCGGGCAAATACCAAATATAGGAGGAATAAAATGAGTAAATCATACATGCCCCCTGCAAAGTCGCAGGAATGGGAAACGCCGCAGAAGTTATTTGACAGGCTGGATGAGGTGTTTCATTTTGAAATGGATGTAGCTTGTACTGAGGAAAATTGCAAATGTCCAGATGGATTATTTTCCCCTGATGTAAGTGGATTGGGAGAGAATTGGTATGGGCGAGTTTTTTGTAATCCTCCTTACGGCAGAATATGTCATCCAACCTCGTCGTTATCGGATTGGATTCATATGGCATATTATCATGTTCACCGTAGAAAGGGTGCGGATTTAGCATTATTATTAATTCCTTCATCAACCGAAATGAAAGCATGGAGGAATTACATATGGAAATATGCCAAATATTTAATTCCTTTGTATGGCCGAATCAAATTCGAGATTGACGGCAAGTCCGTGGGAAGCTCACCAAAAGGATCCGCCATCGTCGTCTTCTCCCAAGAGGAGATCCCGGAGATATACTCACTTTCAGATCTGGGCTTCGTCATTGATCTGGAAGTACAGCGACGGTTACAGAGTGGCGAGGAGTTTAACACGGACACAAGATACGAGGTTGGCGAAGTGCCGATTAAGAATTATATTGAGTGCGGGCTGATACCTGCACCGGAGGAGGTTGTGAAGTGAAAATCGGCGATAAAGTACTTGTGAAGAAAGCAATGGACTTCTATTATGAGAACGATAGAAGGATCATTAGGGAAAAATTCTGGTTCAAGCCCACAGAGATGTTAATTATCGGTATCTGTACGAAATATGAGGGTAAGAGTGATTGGGTAAATGAAGAAGTAGGCAATATCTTTACAAAGTCCAAAGGACACCGCCTCTATGAGTGCAGGAAGAACCTGAAAGACCGGGATATATTCCTTGCCCGTGAAGAGGATCTGGAGTTGAAGGAGGAGTCATGAGTTTAGAAAGTAAAAAAGCTGAAAAGCTAAAAATAAGAACATATCAATTAGATTTAATATTTGAGGAGGCAGAATGCAAGTGATCTTTATCGAGGGTAACATCGGCGCTGGCGCTGGCGATGGCTATGGCGATGGCTCTGGCGCTGGCTCTGGCTATGGCTCTGGCGCTGGCTCTGGCGCTGGCTCTGGCGATGGCTATGGCTCTGGCTATAGCTATGGCGCTGGCTCTGGCGATGGCTATGGCGATGGCTCTGGCGCTGGCTCTGGCTCTGGCGCTGGCGCTGGCTCTGGCTATGGCTCTGGCGATGGCTATGGCTCTGGCGCTGGCTATGGCGCTGGCGCTGGCTATGGCTATGGCTAAGAAAATAAACAGGAAATATTAAGTATTCTTGATGACAATTGCTAAAGACCGTGAGAAGTACGAAGCGAGAATTGACGAGATTATTGACCGGAATATTAAGAAGCGACACATGAACGCCTGGATCCGGTTGGCGAGTATTTGAGGAGGCGACGCCGTGAGTAATCTAAAAAGAGTAATTATAAAAATTAATAAAAAAAAGAAAGCCGAAATAGAATTTCAAGAGAAATTCGGCAAAATTCTCTTCCGCCGTAAAATGGCATAAGGATAGTGGCGGAGGAAGCTGGGATATTTTTGAAAAAGCATTTGATATTGGAATGGAGGCGACGAAATGAAATGTTATGAAATTAGAAAAGTTGACCAGAATGAAACTACGTTGATAGTTCATTCTGACAAAGAAGGTGATGAGTTGAATCAGGTATTTTTGGACAAATTGGCAGAATATGTAAAGGAATATGAAGAAAATCACAAGTTTTCATATATACCGTACCCGCCTTTAAAATTGAGAAAAAGTATAAAAATTGTGGAATTACATCGGGATGGTCGTGTTTTACGGGGCGGCGATAAATATCTAATGGAGAATCACTTGACTTTATATTATGCAGGCGGCGGAAAAAGGTTGAATTACAGAGTAAAAAAAATGGAGGCAACCAATGATAATAAATAAACCAACACATTACCCACCATTCCCCGCTGTAGGCGGACAAAAAACCTGCTACGACAAGCAATCACCCACCGACAAGCCCGGGATGAAGGGCGACAGGGCGGAGATAGGCGGAGGCTACGATTACACTCCACAGGGAATGGTTGACCCGGTAAAGCGATATGCGGGGAGCCTGCGAATGAAGAGAGGCGACACAAAACTGTTGACCCTGGCGAGTACTTACATTGAGTTTTGGCAACTCTACGGGGCTATGGGAGCAGGACATTCTCCCACAACAGTGACACTTGCCGATGTTAGGCATTTTTATGGCAAGGCGTCAATAACTGCATTGAGGAAGGCTATCCGGGAAAAGATTCCGCCGAAGATTATCAATAATAAGGAAGATGTTGTGATATGAACAAAGAATATTAAAAAATTATACAGGAGGGAAATTATGAAAAACACATTAAAAGCGATGGGATTGATATTCTTAAAAAGTGAAATGGAATCAAAATCAAGCACAAAATATGATTTATTTGAAACACGGGTAAGACAAGCTTGTTCGGATAATAATGTTTTGTCATTTATCAACAATCTTTCAGGATTAATGAAATCTCCTGCTCTTGACGGAGAATTAATTAGCAAAATTATTATTGAAGAAAGCGGATCTGAAATAGTACCTTGGATTCGTGATAATCTGAAAATCGCTGTTTCTCTTGCTCACTTGAGTTACAAGAAGGATGGGCAAGAGAATTATGAGAATACCATAAGAAAAATCAATCTCCTGGAATACAAAGAAGGCGATAGGGTTACAAGCCGTTACATTCCAGATATTCCCATTGAGATAAAACTCTTGACACCATTACACCACGGGAGCGACATCAAAGCCGGCAATGCTTCACTCTTCCGACGGACAAAAATCATGGCAGAAAACGGCGGAATTATAGAAATGCCATATTATGCAGGGAATGCTTTTAGGGGCAGGATGAGAGACCTTTTGGCACGAGATTTGACGGAGAGATTAGGACTGAAAGCTGATAGGATAAATCCTCCATATTCCACATGGTTCTTCTATCTCCTATATTCAGGTGGCAATTTAGGCGGAGATAAGGAAGTCAAGAAATCGGCAAAGAAAACCGGAGAAACAATACATGGATATAATCTCAATAAGATTGCAGGATTCAGAGACCTCTTCCCAATGTTATCAGTCTTCGGGTTTGGATTTTCAAATTCACTTTATCCCGGCAAATTTGCCTCTCTGGATTATCTCCCGAAATGTCAAGAAATGAGAGATGGAAATTATCCAAGCTACAAGGATATGCTAACATGGGAATATCTCACGAGGCGTGATGATCTGGTCGGTCAACACGACAAGAATACAAGTATGATTGCTAATTTTGAACTTATGAAGGCTGGAAATGTCATTATAGGTGGTATTGACTACAACGACAATATCACTGATATTGAGAAGCATTGTCTTCATCTGGGAATAAAATTAATGCAGGAATCAGGGAGAGTAGGTGCCGCGTCCAATAGAGGATGGGGTTTCACGGAGATCACAACGGATAAAGACTTATCCTCTGATTTGTATGAGAAATTCATTGAAGACAACAAAGAGAAAATCCTTGACTTTATAAAAGAGATTGGAGGATTTGAGATTGTTAGCGATAGAACTCCTGAAGCAAAATAAGTTTCATCCGGAAGAACTTCACTTGAATTATGAGTCAAAAACTTGTGCTATAACGGGCAAATTAACCTCTGATTATTTGGGTATAAAAGAGGTCTGGAAAAATACGATCCCATATAACCTCTTAGCCTGTCCGAAAGAACAGCAGGTTGATCGGGAGATCGCAGAGATCCTCAAAGATGGACATCTGCGATGGAATTCATGGATTATTGATAATGAGAACGGCTTCCGCACTATAAAACGTGCGGAAGCTTATTTATTACTTTTGAATTGCCATGAGATTCCTCTCCCGTGGGGGATGTATTGTGCTATAGATATGAGGCGTCCCGGTGGGTTATTAACACAAGCAAATTTATCAAGTCATAATTCGATTGTTTCTTTTTCAACAAAAAAATGTAGTGTGCCAAACACACTATTATTATATGACACGATAAATGAATTCTACAAAATGGGAGTGAGCCGCGGTGACTTGCTCTCACTTGACATCAACAGATTTCAACTCCAAAAGATTGACATTGTGAAATGGTATGATTATGTTAATAGAATGAAGAATATAAATGCTTCTCCCGAATATCAATTAGCGGTGTGGTTATTGCCCGTGAGAGAAAAGAAGGAGGCGAAAAAGAAAGATGGTGTATAAAGTTACATTCCACCTGGACGGCAAGGGTGTAGTATTCAACCGCCGGGAGCCTTTGCACTTGGACGGATTACTTGCATATTATGTTTTTATGGAAAAATACCATGAAATTTTCAAACAACCGATAAACAGGGACGATCCTATCATTGAGGTTGATCTGCCATTGGAAAAAGTGATTCTGTCCGGCGAAGAGGTCTGGAAAGCCTCTGCTATCCTCCCGGTTGGCGATATTGTCCATGAGAAGAGATATTATCGGAAAAATTTCCCGCAGAAACGGGCTGATGGATTGACAAACGGCAATATCACAATAACCACAGGGCATTACCGATCTTATAATAACTCTTTACAATTGTATTTATGCTCAAAAATGGAAGCATACTTCGACGGAGATTATGATGAAGTTTCCCGTTTGTTAAATAAGGTAAAGCGAATTGGGCAGAAGAGATCACATGGACATGGTAATGTTACCATGATTTCTTATGAAGAATCGAAGTATGACTACACAATATTGAATAATGACAAAATTAATAGATATTTCCCTCATGAGGAAGGAATAAGAATGATAAGACCAAGACCGCCTTACTGGGCAAATGAAGGGAAAGTCCCTTGTTTCCCGATAGGCTGGAGGATGGAAGAAGCATGAAGATTTGTATGACAGAACCGGCTAAAACCAAAGGAAGCATAGGTTGTTATTACATCATGTATTATGCACGGCAAGCCGGATTTGAAATTGATTATGAACCAGAGAATTGTGATTATGATGTGGAGTTAATCAGCGTCCACCATTTCACCGATTTATACCGGCTTGCCGAATTGCCAAGAAAAGGGAAAATCAGAATCCTTGGAGGTCATCCGACTGTAGCAAACCCGATCCCATTCATTCAATATGCCGATGTGGTTTTCCGGGGAGAGGGAGAAGAATGGATTGTGGAAGCCCTCACAAGACTTAAAAAAAACTTGGATGCAAAGGAATTACAGGATTTACATGGGACGATTATTTGTAAGGATTTCAAAGGAATATTACCGGAAAGCGTCCATTTGAGGAAACTTCCTGAATTACCTCTCTATCTCAATGAGAGCCATGAAGAAGGACATGCGACAAATTATTATATTGAAATGGCAAGAGGTTGTCCCCATAAATGTAATTATTGTGAGCTTGGATGGGGATGGCCTTTCCGCCTGCAAAAGACTGATTACATATTGAGTCTGATTGATAAGATGGATAAGAAGATCACCAACAAAGTAACATTATTCGCTCCTGATGAATCCTCACATCCTGGATATTTTACGTGCCTGGAGAGGATAAATCAGCGGGGATTTGTTACGAGTTTTGGCTCAATGCGACTTGATACCTTGCTAAAATCAAAGATAAATCTCCCTAAGAACATGTTAATACGAGTAGGAATTGACGGATTAACACAAGCGACGAGATATTTTGTCAACAAGAAAATCAGTAATAAAGCTATTGTCGAATATTTCAGAATCATGATTAAACAAGGCTATCGCAACTTCAAAGCATTTATGATATTTGGTTACCCGTGGGAGGAATTAAGCGATTTTGATGAATTTGAAATGGTAATGGACGCTGTGTTTGAGATAGAAGTTTCGGTTAATGTCCACCTGCGAATTAAATTCACGCCGTTAATCCCAAATCCAATAACGCCATTAAGTCATGTAACAGCAAAGTACGACGGTAAAATGGTAAAAAGAATTATTAATTGGTTCAAAGAACACAAAAGACCTTATCGGTATCCCGGTTGGTATCCGAAAAGCGATGGAATTATGTCAAGAGAAAATCATGCGAGGCAATGCAATATAACTAAATATGGATTTTAAAAGGAGATAGCAAATGCAAAAAATAATAAAAAAACCAAATTGCACATTATGCAACGACTCCGGCTTCAAACCATTCGTGAACCCGGACTACGACGAGCATATATTTTGCCAATGCAAAGAGGGCAAACGGAAACTGCGGCGGAGGAAGCGGCGGGAGCGGAATTATGAGGAATCGGAGGTGAAACATGCTCTATAAAATAGGCAAGGCAAAAACAACAAAAACAATCGGCGAGGAAACCAAGGAACTCATCGACAGCAAGGGATACAAGTTCGTCATAATATTCGGATCCCAAGACGAAAACGGAAGCGGAATGGAGGCGTATTGTACCCAGAACGATATATACGAGAATCCCAATGCCACCGCATTGGCAATGATTGTTAAGATGGCACGGCGGCGGGAGAATGAGAAGGAAGTGGAGTAATTGAAAAAAAGTAAAGCTATAATACTGGTTGACACTCGGGAACAAAAACCCTACTGGGATCTCAAGAATCTCGATGAAGGGCAGAGCTTTGAGTATCCTTCAGGGCTGAAAATGCGGAGGGAGGCACTGAAAACAGGCGATTACACCCTGGAAGGATTGGAAGACAAATTCGCAATTGAACGGAAAAGCCTGTCAGATATATATGGATGTGTTGGCGGCGGCAGGGAGCGATTTACCAAGGAGCTTATGAGAGCACGGACCTTCAGGGCATTAATCTCAGATGAAGAAATTGAACAGAAATTGAAGAAATGTAAAACAGAACCGTCGAAGGCACTCCTGGAAGCAATCGCAAAACCGCCAACATTCCTTGACTTCGTAATTCTCGTCGAGACAACCCCTGAAAAATTTCTCACCCCCTGGAAAGTGCAATGTCAACTCCACCCGAACCATCTGCGAGGAGCCGTCTATCATTGGCGGCGCAAATACGGAATACGATGGCAGTTCGTCGGGACACGGGCAGAGGGTCGTGATTATGTATTCGACCAGTTGAAGGAATGGTGGGTTGAACATGAGATGGGACTATGGACGCCGGTTGAGAAGAAAAAAGAGGTGAAGAAAGTATGAAAACATTTGAAGTTGTCATAAAAACACGAATAACCATGAAGGTGGAAGCTAAGGATAAATGCAAGTGGAACATCAAAGCGATTCAGAAAGATGTTAGGACTTACTGATTAGGAGGCTATAATGTTTGTTATAAAAAATGACACCAGCGGTATAATCATATTATGCAGAGAATGCTTCGATACATTCCTTGACACAATAGAAAACCTGATGAAAGAAGAGGAACAATCAGGGACATTCAGCGTATTATGTGTCAGCGGTGACGCTTGCAGTGTGTGTGACCCGATAGACGCCAGCATGGATGTTGATGTGTCGATTAGTTTGAATTGATAATAAGAAAGGGAAGTAAATGGCAATAAAATTACCAAACGATATTGAAGCGGAACAGGCTGTTATCGGTTCTGTAATGTTAGACTCCAACGGCATTAATTTTGCTATTGAGATCCTGCCACATGAAAAATTCTTTCACAATTCTTATAATAAAGAGATATGGAAAAGTATTGTAGAACTGGCTAAGAAGGACACTCCATGCGACATTCTAAATGTAACCTCGATACTGAAAGACCATAAGACATTTGAGAAAATAGGAGGCGCAAAATACCTAACATCACTCCTTAATGTTATGCCAACCACTGGTAATATTCAATCTTACAGCAACATAGTAAAGGAAAAATATTACCTCCGCAGATATGCACTCGCAGGAAAGACAATTTATGACTCAATAATAAGTGGCAAAGAAACCACAAATGAGAGTGTTGAAGAATTAATCGGGTTATCATTTCTTAACACTCTTGAAGAAAAATCAGAAAATATCGTTCACATTAAAGACGGGCTGGAGGAAATTTACAGTCAAATTCTCAAAAAGGAAGAGCCCGCATTGACGAAAACAGGCTTAGGAAATGTGGATGAAATCATCTTGGGATTCAACCCAACCGATCTCATTATATTAGCGGCACGACCAGGAATGGGCAAATCAGCCTTCGCTATGCAGATAGCACTTAACAATTTGGAAAGACGTCCGGAAAAGAAAATCCTCTTCTTCAGCCTGGAAATGTCCACAGAGCAAATACAAAATAGGATGATTGCTAATTTAGCAATGATAGACCATTCACAACTCAGATCCCGGAAATACGGGGATAACATAATCAGTAAGTCACTCTTAGCAATCAACCAAATAAGAGATATGAATTTATATATTGACCCGTCACCTAACCCTTCAGTATATGAAATAAAATCAAAACTTCACATTGCAAATAGAGAGAAAAATATTGGACTCGTGATAATTGATTATCTCCAGTTAATGCAGAATACAGACAGCAAAGAGAACCGGAACCTTGAGCTTGCAAACATAACCAGGAGCCTGAAGAATATCGCAAAGAAATTTAATGTGCCGATTCTCTTATTATCACAGCTATCAAGAGAATGTGAGAAAAGAGGCGACAAAAGACCGCTATTATCAGACCTCCGGGACAGTGGAGCTATTGAGCAGGATGCCGATATGGTAATGTTTATTTACAGGGACGCTTATTACACCAAGAAGAAAGATGACAAGACTTCTGAGATTATTATTTCTAAGAACAGGCACGGCGAGACAGGGATGGCAAAGGCGGTATTCCGCGGTGAAATGTTGAGATTTGACGATATGGAGGGGTATTTGGGTTGAAATTATTTTTACCCTACCTTTTGCAATATTCAAGAATTTGTAAGGTAAAAATGACGCAGGCATGCGGTATTGTGCAGATATTTTAAGTCTTAACCTGTAAGGAGGTAATAATGGAATTTCATGAATTCGCCAATATTTTCCCTCTCATAGAGGGAGCGGAATTTGATAAACTTGTCGAGGACATAAAGCATAATGGACTACAACAACACACCGTGTATCTCTATGAAGACAAGATCCTTGACGGTAGGAACCGTTATCGGGCTTGTAAAAAGCTCAATAAACTCTATGATGTTAATTTGCTTAACTTTGTGGGGACGCCGGAAGAAGCCCTGAACCTTGTTGTTAGTCTGAACCTTCTCCGACGCCATTTACAGGAGTCACAGAGAGCAATGGCAGGAGCCCGGGTAAAGCATATCTACGAGAAGCAGGCGAAGGAAAGGCAAATAAGGAAACCGATTAAAAAAGAGAATTCTGTTAGGGAAAATTTTCCGCAACAGAATAAAGGCAAGTCCTCCGACAAAGCCGGAGAAGCACTCAATGTTTCAGGGAGATCAATTCGAACAGCGGAGAAAGTCCTCAAAGAAGGCACTCCTGAATTATCTAAAGCGGTGGAAAAAGGAGATATTCCTGTGTCCGGGGCGGTCACTATAGTTAATGAACCGCCGGAAGTTCAAATAAAAGTTATTACAATGATAGAGGACGGAGAAGCGAAAACGGTTAAACAGGCAGTCCGACAGATCAACAAAGAAAACAAAAAAGAACCGCCGCCAATTGAGGGTAAATATCGGGTAATTTATGCAGATCCACCCTGGGAATATGGGAATTCAGGCATTATCGGGAATGATAATTACGGACATGCTGAAAGACATTATCCTTCTATGTCAATAGCTGAATTATGCAAAATGGGAGAAAAAATTAAAAAAATTACAGAAGAAAATTCAGTGCTTTTCATGTGGGTGACTTCACCGCTGTTAGAGGAATGTTTTCCGGTGATAAAGGCTTGGGGATTTAAATATAAGAGTTCTTTTGTGTGGGATAAAATCGGGCATAACTATGGACATTATAATTCTGTCCGGCATGAATTCCTCTTGATTTGCACAAAAGGAAGTTGTGTCCCCGATTATGAAAAGAAACTTGATAGCGTAATTTCAATTCAGAAAAGCCGGAAACATTCAGAAAAACCGGAGGAATTCAGGGAATTAATAGATCAACTTTACACCACAGGAAAACGAATTGAACTCTTTGCAAGGAAGGAAATTGAAGGATGGGAGGCATGGGGCAATGAGCCTGGGTAACAAAGAACTAATAAAATATGGAATAGAAGAAGAACAAAGTGATTTGAGAGTTCATGTTTGTCCTTTAGTCCGTGTTATTTATGTTTATTCCACAGTAAAAGGAATAGAAGCTATCTCTAAAGACAAATTTAAAGAGGTCTCAGTATTTACAAAAGGCATTAAGACCGCAAAGGGATACCTTGTTCCACCCGATAAAATTCATTCCTGTAAAGGATATAACATCAAAGATAAATTTTGGAATAAACATAAATTCTATGAAACGGATGACCATGGAGAAAAAGGAAAAAAAGCTCAATCGCTGGTTGCCGAACTCCTACATAGAGGAGAATTACCGTTACCTTTTGATCCAAGAATAATTAAAAATGTGAAAATGCAAGAGGATCTTTAGAGAAGGGCGGAACCGGGAATTTATTTTTGCAAACAATGGAATGTAACCCATTTAGATACCACTAAAAGGAGAATAACATGGCAAGACCGATAAAAAAAGGATTAGACTATTTCCCTCTTGATGTTCACCTCAATGAGAAATGGGAAATCGTTGAAGCGAAGTTCGGGCTTGAAGGCTTTGCAATACTCATAAAATTACTCCAAAAAATCTATGATAAGGGATATTATCTCAAATTAGACAATTATATCCCGCTTTTAATTTCCAAAAAATTTGGGATCTCAGAAGAAAAGTTAAAAGAGATAATAGTTTTCTCCACGGAAATAGGGTTTTTCGACCCGGAAACCTGGGTTAAAGAAGAAGTTATTACTTCTAAGGGTATCCAAATGAGATATATTACGGGAACTGTTGGAAGAAAAAAAGTGGAAATGGAAGAAAAGTATCTTCTTTTAGATGATAAACTCCCAAATAATGTGAAATTAAAAGCAAATAAATGTGAAAAAATAGTTTCTGGAGGATTAACCCCAGTTTCTGGAGGATTAACCCCAGTTTCTGGGGTCATTAGTACACATACTACACTACATGAAACTACACTAAAAGAAACTACACTACACAACGATGAAAAATGCGATATTAATGAAAAAGAGAACCGCAGTAGTAGTATTCCTTTTAAAAAAGGATCACCACCACCACCGGGAGATCCAGAACCAACACTTGATCCCTCTGAAGCGGAAACCATTCACGATGAAACACTCATTGAGCATACTTTCAGACTTGCCAACGAAAAAGCAATTGATAAGATCCTCGGTGTATGGGACGATTGCTTTCCACAGCATTTTAAAACTTATGGCGAAAAAGGCAAGGATAAGGTGATCCAGGTGTTAGAGGCGAACAAGAGCTTACTGAATATCGACGAGTTTATTTTTAAAATAAAAATTTACAAGTCTGACCATCCGGAGATTAAGATCCCGAAGCCCTGGGAAGTTATAAAACAATGAAAGAAATGTGCATTATTTACACGGAGGTATAATAAAAAATGGAGGTAGCTGAATATGTGTTATAAAATAAATGTGGTAGGTGTTTCATTTAAGAACAGTGACGGAAATTCCCGGCAGGAGATTATTAGAAAATATGTAGTCAACGGAATGGAGGTTGACCTTGTCCGGGAGCCGGAAAACAAATATGATAAGAATGCAATTGCCGTATCTGTCTTGGGCAATAAGGCGGGATACATTCCGGGGTTCTTGGCGGCAAAAATGGCGACTAAGATGGACGAAGGGACTAAAATGACCGCCGTTGTTACCTGGAAAGGAATGGGCGAAAAATCGGGGAAGTGGAGCTTTAACATTGAGGTTACAGAGGTTCAGCAAGAATGGGATGTTTTGGGAGAGGATGAATCACTTGATGATATGTATGGAGATGATGATGATATGCCATTTTAAAATAAAAATGTGTGTAAAGGAGTAAAACATTATGAAAAACATCAACTTGAAAAAACTATATGGCAAGAAGTACAAAATACGCATTGACAAGAAGCAGATGTATGAGGACAGGGCTATTGAGCAAGAGAAGATCCAGACAGGGGAGGAATGGTATCAGAATATTATATGCAAATATGGCGAAATATATCTAAATGGCGGGACTGAATTAACATGGTATTCCACAAGTAAAAATGTGGCAATGAGAATGGAACGAGAACATCCGGAGATTATTACTAATTTTTCTCAATGTGATGAAGAGGCGATTGTGTGTTTTGATATAAATGATATTGAAACAGTTTTTAAATTTGCACATCCTCGGAGAAAAAGAAGATGTCATTTATCACCCGAACAAATTGCAAAATTCGCAGAAGGCGGAAAATCATACCAATTTCAGAAAAAATAATGTTCATTGTCCATTTTTATGCGGGGACATAGGTAGTGAACAATTTTGCAGAATGAAGAGGAGAGGGTAAAATAGAGTAAATATATGTAAAACGATTTAAAATGCAAATACTTAGGAATTTGAGGAGGAATCATGATAGAGATTAAATGTGACACAAAAGAAAGATTGACCCTGGATGAGATGACCAACCTACAGGGCAAACTCAAAACACTGACAAAAGAGAATGCGGCAAAGCTCAAGAAGCAGATCCGGGAGCATGGGTTTATTGTCCCGTTCTTTGTGTGGCGAGATGGAGAAGTTAATTACATTCTCGACGGACACCAGAGGCAGGACGTGCTCAGACAGATGGAAGCAGATGGCGAGGAAATACCGGAGCGGTTCCCGGTGGTGTATGTGGAAGCAGATGACGAGAAGGACGCCAAGAAGAAGCTCCTGGCGATTAATTCACAGTATGGGAAGATGACCGAGGAAGGACTATTTAACTTCATGGAGGAGATTGACTTTGAGTTTGAAGACTTGGCAGATTTTGAATTCCCAACCATTAACTATGGAGAGATTTTTCCAATTAATGAAGAAGAAGAATGGGAAGGGATGCCTGAATTTGTTCAAGAAGATGATAAACCATTTAGGAGTATAGTTGTTCATTTTGATAATAATGAAAATGTAAAAACTTTTGTAGAACTATTAAATGTTAAAATAACTGATAAAACGAAATATATATTTTTCCCTTCTAAAGAAAATGTGTCATATGGCAAATGTATACTCGGTGGAGAGGAGGAAAATAATGGAGAATAAATATCCAATTTTCATTCCAACAAAAGGTCGTTGGGAAAAAACTCTAACAGTTAATGCTTTTCGGGAAGTTAATTTACCGTTTAAAATTCTCGTAGAACCGCAAGAAGTTGATAAATACAAACTAACAGTCGATGAAAAGGATATTCTAATATTACCCCACAGGGATGAAGGTGTCACGGTTACAAGAAATTGGTTATGGGATTATTGTGAGGGAAAGGGCTATAAAAGGTATTGGACTTTTGATGACAATATAGAATGGTTTCAGAGATTACACAAGAATAGTTTTTATAGAATGAAAACTGGCAACTTTATTCATTCATTAGAAGATTTTGTTGATCGTTATGAGAATGTGGCTATTGCAGGAATGCAGTATGAAATGTTTATTATGAGGAGAAACAAATATCAACCATTTCAAGTAAATCATAGAATTTTTTCTAACATGTTAATTCAAACTAATATTCCATTCCGCTTTAAAACATTTTTTAATGAAGATTCTGAATTATGTATTAGTGTTTTAAAACATGGTTTGTGTACAATACTTTTTAATGCTTTTCAAGTAAAAAAAATAACAACAATGACTATGAAGGGCGGAAATACACCTTATTATGAGGCAACGAATAATCGTTTAGAATTTGTCAAAGAATTACATCAAGAACATCCTGATTGTGTTAAGCTGGTTAAACGTTATGGACGATGGCATCACATGATAGATTATAAGAGATTTTATAAAAAAAACAGGCTGATTAAAAGAAAAGATATTGAGGTTCCCACTGGCACGAATGAATATGGAATGATTTTGAAATAATGAAACTAGCCGAACAGAAAACAATTAAATTATGAGCATTTTATTTTTATCCCCAGATATGATATAATAACAGTGGAAGGTGATCACTATGGGAGTCGGAGGACGCAGATCAAAACTTACACCGGAACTTCAGAAACATATTGTTTCACTTGTAGCAGAAGGTAATTATTTCTCCACTGCCTGCGCCGCTTGTGGCATTGGTGAAACAACATTCTATGGATGGATGGAGAGAGGAAGAAATGCGAAAAGCGGGAAGTTTGTGGAGTTTGTGAAGGCTATAAAAAGGGCTGAAGGACAAGCGGAGGCAACCCGCCTGCGAAGGATAGCTAAGGCAGGTGATAAAGGGAACTGGACGGCTGATGCTTGGTATTTGGAAAGGAAGAATCCTGAAAAGTGGGGGAATAAGGGCAAGATAGAGCATTCCGGCAAGATCGAATTAGAAATCGAGATTGATTATGGCTAAATTCAAGGTCAAAGCAGAATTTAATTCAATATTTGAGGATGTCAACGATAGCAAACACAGATACAGGATCCTCAAAGGCTCCGCTGGTTCCGGCAAGTCGGTTAACATCGCACAGGATTACCTCTTAAAATTATCACAAGAAAAATACCGTGGAACCAATTTGCTTGTTCTCAGAAAGGTCGAGGGTAGCAACCGGAATAGTACATTTGCTGAACTGGTCGGGGCAATCAATCGCATATATGGTAAGTATGCTTCGGATTTTTGGGATGTTAAACTCACTCCACTCATGATCACCTCTAAGAAGACGGGCAACAGTATCATATTCCGGGGGATGAATGACCCGACACAGCGAGAGAAGGTAAAATCAATAACCTTTCCCCAGGGCAAACTCACATGGATCTGGATTGAAGAAGCGACAGAGCTAACTAATGAAGATGTTGACACCCTGGATGACAGACTACGGGGAATCCTGGACAACCCTAACCTCTATTACCAGATTACGATGACATTTAACCCGATCAATGTCAATCACTGGTTGAAGACCCGTTTCTTTGACAATGACAGACCGGAGTTCTTCACTCACCATTCAACTTACCTTGATAACCGCTTTATGGATCCGGGCTTTTACCGTCGCATGGAGCTAAGAAAAGAATTTGATCCCGACGGATACAAGGTGTATGGACTCGGAGAGTGGGGCGAGCTTGGCGGGTTGATCTTCACCCATTATCAGGTGCATGAGTTTGATGTAAGCCCGGAGAAGTTCGATAGTATGAATATTGGGCAGGATTTTGGATATAACCATGCCAATGCGATTTTGACAGTGGGATTCAAGGACAGTGAAATCTATGTTTGTGATGAGATATATGTTCACGACATGGACACAGATGAGATTATAGAGATAGCAAACAAACGAGGGTTATCCAAACGAATCCGGATGTTATGTGACTCAGCAGAACCGGACAGGATCAAGACCTGGAGGAAGGCTGGATATTCCGCCGTGAAATGTGTCAAGAATCCCGGATCTGTTAATGCTCAGATTGATTATATCAAGAAACATGCCCTTCATATTCATGCGGCAAATTGTCCAAACACTCTGAAGGAAGTCCAACAATGGAAATGGATAAAGGACAGGAAGACGGGGCTATATATAGACACTCCGACAGACATATTCAATGACGCTATGGCGGCTTTGCGATATTCTATCAGTGAGAAGGTCGGGGGTAGCAGGGCGAGGATTAGATTTCTATAAAAAAACTCGAATGCACAAAACCCCATGAATACAAGGTTCTTGAAAATGGGGGGTGGTTCCGTAGGGTGGTTATCATTTGGCAGGTTCATGCTTCCATATATTGCCCACCACAGCGACACACATAAACACCATTGCATATCACAAGAATAATAAATATTTCCCTTATTTTCTCTAATCTGCAACCAACACCCCACAATACCCCCTATCCATTACCGCTACAGGTCGCAGGTTGCATTTACTCTTAGTATTTGTATATTTATATCAGAAGGGTTGTTAAAATTGATTCAGGGGGCTTGTATTGACAGGAATTTCTCATTATGCTATATTGAGATTAATGACATTAAAAAAAACCACGCTGTGAACACGTGGAGCTTGCAAAAAATCTTGAGCTAACCTCAGATAGATACCTGCATAAATAGAATACAATAAGCAGGAGAAAATGTCAATGGGATTCCTACAAAATGTAAGAGGACATTTCCAGAAGGTTCTCAGCCAAGTATTCCAAAAAAAATCATACTTCACTTTGATTCCCCCTTATGAAAAAGGCATGCCACAACCTACTGATGTTAATTTTGAAACATTTGCAGAAGAAGGCTATGAGCAGAGTGAACTTGTATATCGCTGTATCAGAGAGATTTCGAATAGAGTTAGTTCTATTCGTTATTTTGCTTATAAGCTGGATGCGAAGGGCAAGAAGGAAGAGGTCACAGATCGACCACTCAATGATTTGATAAATCAACCCAATCCCTACCAATCATGGATGGATCTCCTGGAACATTGGGCAATGTTCTTGAATATCTCCGGGAATTCTTATATGGACATTTCAGAACGCAAGGGAAGATCACCTTATGAGCTTTATATGCTTAGACCGGAAAGAATTGAGGTCATTCCAGGCACAGAAAAAGACCAGAAGGTTAAGGGTTATCAATACACTATCTCAGGTCTAAGATACCCCAACATTCCGCCTGAAGACCTGATCCATTGGAAATTTGCCCATCCTTCAAATGATTATTACGGGCTGTCACCGATACAAGTGGCGGCTAATACCATTGACACAGAAAACGAGATTGAGATTTGGAATAAATATAGATTTCAGAATTTTGCCCATCCCTCCGGGATACTTTCCACTAATGACACATTGACAGAAGCCCAGGCACAGGCGATGAGGCTGGAATTACAAAACAATTGGCAAGGTGCTTCAAATGCTTACAGACCGGTAGTTATGGAAGGCGGCTTGCAATGGACACAAACACAGATGACCGCTCAAGACGCCGATTTTGTGAACCTCACCGAAATGAACCGTGAAGATATATGTATTGTCTTTGGAGTCCCTGCACTTATAGCCGGCGTCATGGAGCAGATGACATACAATAATTATAAGACGGCAGAAAAGATATTCTATCAGCAGACGATTATCCCTCACATAAACAAATTCGTGACCCTGTTCAACGCCATCCTTGCTCCACAGATTGAAGAAGGCATATTACTCGGATACGATTTATCGGAGGTTGAATGTCTCGGTGAAGACCGGGATCTTTTGAACAAGAGGGTTGTTAATAATTTCAGGGTCGGGCTTATGACACAGAATGAAGCCCGTCAGGCGATAGGACTCGATGAGGTCAAGGGCGGGGACATATTTGTTATGCCGTCGAATCTCTTACCAATTGGAAGCGCAGAAGAAGCAGGTGGAGAGAAGAGAATAATATTGCCCGGTGAATTTAAGGTTATTGATCTTACTTCCAGGGCGGCGAAACGAAAGTATATTGCTTCATTCGAGCGCAGGAGAAGGCGATTCGAGAGAAAGTTAAGTAAAGTCGCCAAGTCTATAATCTACGATCATATAACGGCAATAAGCGGGGCGATTAACAGGGCTGATAGCTGGAATGACCTACAGAATGTTTATAACGTTGATTTCTTCACCGTAAAGAACCGCTGGGAAGCCTTCCACGAGTCATTGTTTGAGTCTGTCATGGAAGACTTTGGGAAGTCAACGATGGAACAGATTAAAAAAGAAACGAAAATATCAATTGAAATAATAGAATATAAGGTGGAAGATCCCTACATATTCAACCCGTTTGATTCCGCTGTTACACAATATATTAATGGTGTCGTTGGAGAATTGATTACACAGGTAAACGACACCACGATCAAGGCGGTAAGAAGAGAGATATTAGCCGGAATTGAAGCTGGAGAATCCATCAAGGAGATAGCGGAAAGAATAAATGATTTGGCGGAGATAAGTTCCGAATACAGGTCAGAGCTTATAGCCGCAACAGAAGTAAGTCAAGCGTCAAATGCAGGTTCATTCCAGGCATCTCAGCAGTGGTCTAACAACCTCGGTATAACGGGAGTGAAAAAAACCTGGTTGGCTGTCGGAGATGACCGGACAAGACCAACACACATTGAGGCAGATGGTCAGACCGTCGAGATGAAGGAACCATTTGAATTATCAGGGGGGATGTTGATGTTTCCGGGTGATACTTCAATGGGAGCGAGTGGATCTGAAACTATAGCCTGCCGATGTTGTCATTCGATTGACACAAGTCAGGCAGTCTATCCAAATTTGAAACCAATAAGAATTTAAGGAGCGAGATTATGAGTAACAGAAGACAGGATCTTGAATACAAGGCAGTTAGGGTTAAGGTCGAAAGTGTTGATTTGGAAAAAAATGAATTTCTTGCTTATTTCTCGGTCTTTGATAATGAAGATCTTGGGGGCGATATAATTAAATCAGGTGCCTTCAAGAAAACGGTAAAAGAGCGTGGTGGCAAAGTGCATGTTCTATACAATCATGATTATCACATTCGCATGCCGCTCGGTAAGACCTCCGTACTAAAAGAAGATGAGCTAGGACTTCTCACAAGAGGGAAAATTTCAGAAACAACAGACGGGAAAGATATGCTTGTATTGCTTCAAGACGGTGTAATCGAAGAAGGTTCAATCGGTTACAAGGTTATTCAGGAGGAAATAAATAAAGAAAATAACACAAGAATCCTGAAAGAAATTAAACTCTATGAAGTGTCATTTGTCCCGTTTGCAATGAATCCGGAAGCCCGCTTGGTCGCCGTGAAAAGCGCAGAAAACAAGCAATTAATGGATAAATTTGATTCATTAATGGAAAAGATGAACCAAATGATTGATAAAATCGGAGAAACGAAGTCACTGCAAGAGGAAGAGCCGGAGAAATCCACTCCTCCCATCGAAACAGCCGACGCAGAAACACTAACCGACGAAGAAAAAACATCCCTTTATCTCGCTAAAGAACGCCTGAAGAGGGAAATAAAACGACAATTAAGGAGCGAATAAATGACTATACTTGAAGAGATGCAAAAACTGCATGAAGAGATACATCGTGATGTCAAGGAATACCGTGATACCTGCGATAAGAGAATTGAAGAGGTCAAGGAGCAGTTAACTCCTTCAGCAGATACTAAGGAGAAGATTGCTAAGATCGAAAAGTCAGTTGACGCAATGGAAGAGCGACTTCAGAAACTGCAAGTTGTCAAATCCGGTGTGCCTAAGTTCGGTGAAGGTGGAGGATCCCCGGAGAGAAAGGATTTCAGTCTTCCCTTGGCAGTGAGAGGATTGGCGCATGGTAACTGGACAGGTGCAGAACTTGAACAGCGAAACCTTTTTACAAAACAGTTTCGTGCCGATGGTGGATTCGAAAGAAAAGCAATCCTTGACGAAACAGGATCCAGTGGTGGAGCTTATTTGATACCGGATGAATTCTCAAGTGATTATGTGAAGATCGCTTATGATGCGATGGTATTTTCTCAAATGCCCGTAAGAAGAATGTCCACTGCCGCAGAAACCCTAAGAATCCCGTCAATGACAAGTGGAGCCACCGCATATATGGTAGGATCCGGGGATGCGATCACAGTAAGCACTCCAGTATTCGGACAGAGTACCATGACAGCTCATAAGGTCGGAGCCTTCGTGCCTATCGCAAATGAGCTTGTCAGACGCTCAGATCCTTCCGTAATGAACATTGTAAACGAAGACCTGTTGAAGGCTATCGGACTGAAAGCAGAATCACAATTCATAGAAGGTGACGGATCCAGTGACAACATGACCGGGATTTTGAATACCTCAAATATTGGTTCTGTTTCAATGGGAACCGATGGGGCGGCATTCAGCGATGCCGATGCACTGGACAATCTTATGGCAATGATAAGAAATATTGAGATGTCGAATGGCAAGATGCAAGGATTTCTGATGAACTCAAGGACAAAATGGGATCTCAGAGCACAGAAAACATCTGTATATGATTACATTCTTACCCTCCCGAATAATGTTGGAGACCCGGCACTTCTCCTGTCATATCCTTATTGGGTTACAAACCAGATACCTAATGACATTGAACAGGGCGAATCAGGTGCAGTATGCTCATATATCCTCGCTGGACAGTGGGATGAACTCGTCATCGCAACTTGGCTTGAGATGTCCTTGACAGCCTCCGCAACATCAGCCTATGTGGTAAGTGGAACAACCTACTCCTGCCAACAGACCGATGAAACTGCGGTGTCAATGATTGCCAGTTACGATATATTGGCAAGAACACCGGCTTATTTTTGTAAACTGATCGGAATCAAAACCAGCTTCTAAACTCCATTTCTATAGTAGCGAGGGGGGTTAAAATCCCCCTCAATCCCTTTCTCTTTTTAGGAGGATGAAAATGAAAATAATTATGGAAGCCCTTGTGGGACACAAGATAATAAGCAATGAAACCAATTGTATGGTTCCAATCGGAGAAAAGTTTCCTCTTAACTCGATGGAGGCGGCTATTGATTATGAGAATAGAGGAGTGGCAAGGATTGTTTCGACGGGATTACCTGTGATTGAAACACAACCATTCCCGGCAATAGAAACTCCTCCCCAGGACGAACCGACGGAATTCAAAAAGGTGACAACCAAGAAGACAATCAAGAAGCCCAAGAAAAAGGCGGGTGGTAAATAATGGCAACTCCGCAAGAACAAAGATTATATCCTGTCAACGGTAATATGCTCCGTGCCGATGGAACAATCGGCAATCTCCTTGATACCGTTGAAGATATTGAGGGCGGTTCTTCAAGTTATGCTTGTACGGAATTAATTGTCGGTGGCGGCGGATGTGTCGGAATGTGTCAGATGTCCCACCTTGGGCAGTCCTGTCCTCCTTCTCCGTTGGCGAATCGGAAGAGGGTTACGATCAAGAATGTCAGTGCCTATCCAATTATTATCACAATGGTTGATCAATACCAGCACGGCTATATTGTGGAAGCGTTTGATGAACATGTGTTTAATGTCGGTGCTAATGGCATGGATATTTTCGCCGCTTGTATGGATAACGCCGCTATAATTAATATCATTGAGGAGGCATAATGGCTTTTACCCCACTATTAGCAACAGCGGCAGAGGTAGCACTCTTTACCCATGCTTTTAGCGAGGATGACTTTGGGTTAAGTGCTTCTGATTGGCTTCTCTTCAAGGCTATTATTCATGAGATGGCTGAAGAGATTATCCTGGAATATATGAATAAGACAGATTTAACAGCCGCTGATTTACTCGCAGATACCGGGCTTGCGGCTATTATGAAATTTGCCACGGCTCAATTTATATCTTCGACATACTTGTATATCAAACAGACAGCCGCCGGGGCAATAATTAACATTAACGATCTTACTCTTGAGGTAATTCTGCCTGATATATTTAACAGAAAAATTAAAGCGATTCTACAGACCAAAAGAATTTTTATGTTTGGGGCGGTTGACCCTGATGCCGATTATGAATAGGAGGAGGATCCATGCCTGAAACCGGGATAGGTGTAAAAGTTGATGTAAGTCAATTCTTGCCAGTCTTCGCACGCATGCCCGCACAAGCACGCAAGGCGATAGATATTGTTTTATTTGAGCTTTACAATCTCGGTAAGAATATGGCGATAAAAGAATGTCCGGTTTCTCACGGGTGGAAAGCTAAATATAGGGGACGAGGTCAATATAGTATCAGTCCCGTAAGAAGCGGAGGGTTAAGATTATCATTACAGAGGGGAAAAACTGGAAGCATTTTCAATTATGATAAGGCGGGGTTGTCAATCACTTTTGGATCTGATTTGAAATATGCGGCGTCAATTATCGACGACACAGACCCATATAAAACCGGACCAATATACCCACGGAATAAGAAAGCCCTGATGTTTCCCCGGCAAAAGAAGGGCGGTTCAAAGCCCGTTGCAAAACTCTATCCGGCAGGAGATATATTTGTTACCAGGGGACCGACAAACCCAACACACCCCGGAGGCAAGAAGATCACGGGCAAAGGCGGCAAAGCATTACTTCCACGGGTAGCAGAGCATGTGGAGAAGGAAGCCCCGATAATATTATCTCAAATTCTTAGAAAGACAGGTCTAATTTAATGGGATCTTATACAAAATATGAATCAATATTTGAACAATTAATTACCACCATTACGGAGGGGATCTCGGAATTCACCGATGAAAACGGGGTGGCAAGGGTTATATTTGGGGAAAAAACTATTGAAAATATTATATATACTCCGATGTGTTTTATCCTGCCGAATCCAATAGCTGTTGAAAATATGAATTTTACGGATAAACTTTATGTCGCAGATTTTAGCATATTGACAATTTGCAAGGGTATGGACATACCGACAATTATGAGAACCTGCATTGAACTCGGAATGAATATTGAGGATCTAATGCTTGCCGATAGAGAGCTTAATGAAACTGTTGATGACCTGGAATATTATAACCATGACCCTGGTGGAGGTCAGACAATTCCAATTCCTCCCAAGCAGTTTATTCATGTGCATGTGGGCAGTTTAAGATGTAAGTATCACCGGCAATTACCGATTTAGGAGGTCAAATATGAAGACATTATTTAAAAAACAGGGTGGGCTAAATAAGAATGGTGAAGCTCTGTCCTTGGCTTTCAAAAAGAAAATGAAACCCTTGATCGAACTATACTGTGTCAAGGATGATTACAATATTGAAGAGGTAAGCCTTATCATTGATATCGCTGAAGAAATCTCAATAGATGAAGTAATGGGGTGCAATAATGCCACAGGATGAGAAGTATTGCCCACGTTGCAATAACAAACTATGGAGATCCGATAAAACACACCGATGTTTTTGCCCTCATTGTGGATGGGTTGAAGAAAAGAATAAGAATTAATAGGAGGCTATATTATGGCAGGACCAAGAAGAAGGTATCTATCAATGGCAGAGGAAACGACATTTGGAACCGAGGTAACAGATGACAATCTGCACGAATATTTCGATGCGGAGAGTGTGGGACTTGGTCCCAGAGATGGGCAGGCATTGATGGATGAAGGGATCACGAGCCGGGATATTCAGGTGGTAGCTCCGGGACCATATTATGTCGAAGGCGATATTACTCGGAACCTCGACGCAAATATGTTACCGATGTTTTTGAATTGGGTACTCGGTCAGTACTATAAGTTGGAGAAAGTCGAATGTGAAAATGATGTATTCACTCATACTTTCCGACCACTCAATACCTTGGATTCCTTCACCACAAGAGTAGGTAAGGATTTATTTGAGCATTGTTTCCTCGGATGTAAAGTTAACACATTGGAAATCTCCTGCAACAAGGGCGAATTTGCGAAGATGACAGCGGGGATCGTGGGGCAACAGGACAAGGAAAACACCCTGGAAACATCCTACACAGTTGACCGCACTTCATATTTCAACTTTGCTCAATGCGTTATTACAATACCGGGATCCGCAAATATTGAAAACTTCTCATTGACGATTAATAACAACCTTTCAGGCGATGACGGAATCCAACTTGGAAGCAGATTCCCGGGATTCATCGAACCGTCAATGCGAAACATCGAATATACAGCAGATCACACATTCGACAGTGCAGACTTGATAGAGGACTTCTGGGGCGGTACGACTCCAACTTCTGTTGACACTTTTCTTGTTACAATCACCTTGACGGGGTCAACTATCACAGATACGGCAACGACATATAGTGTTGTCTTAACACTTCCTGCGTTGTTCTATACTGGGTCTTCTCAGCCGGTTAGTCTCCGTGACCGGGTTGTTCAGGCAGTTTCCGGCAATGCAAAATATGACAGTACGGCAGGTTATGCACTCCAGGGTGCGGTAACAAATGCGAAGGAAGTATATTTCGATAATTTTCATATTTGGGGTGCCTCCGCATTCTCAACTTCAGCATTCTGGATTGTCGGTACAGGTGGGAAGGCTTATACCTCCGCCAATGGTGGGACGGCAATTACATCACAAACTTCTGGAGTATCAACCAGAATCAACGATGTGCATTTTGTCAGTGCTACCGTGGGTTATGCAGTTGGAGACTCAGGGGTTATACTTAAAACAGTTAATGGCGGAGTTAATTGGACTTCTATGACTTCTGGAATAACAACCCAACTTAACGGAGTTAAGTTCTCATCAACTACAGAAGGATGGGCAGTCGGCGATGGTGGAGTTATACTTTACACTTCCGACGGTGCAACTTGGGCGGCGCAAACCTCCGGAGTGACAACAAAACTCTTCGGAATTGCTCTGAAAGATGGCACTGGTGCTGTATGTTGTGGCGAAGACGGAGTTGTTCTTACCACAGCCAACGCAGGATCAACCTGGACTTCTCGGACTTCTGGAGTCACAAAACATCTTCGATCATGTGCTATGATTTTCGATGTGTCTCTATACCTGTGGTGTGTCGGTGAGGATGGAACCATAATTACCTCCGCAGATGGAGGGGCTACAATTACAAGTCAGACCTCCAATGTTACAGAGGATATGTATGGTGTATCATTCTACGACAAGACAGAAGGGATCGCCGTGGGAGCTAATGGAGAAGTGGCAACCACAACAGACGGCGGAGTAACCTGGGTGCAAGATACATATTCCGACACAACCAAGATGTTATATTCCGTTACAATGGTTTCCGCCACGGTGGCATGGGCGGTCGGAACATTTGAAACGGTTCTCAAAACTACGGATGCAGGCGATACTTGGACACTCCAGACTTTAACATAATATTATGTTTACTTTCTGGGACTTGATTTTGCCGATAGCCTGCTTGGCAGTGATATTCATAATATGTAAAATAATTGAGGAGGGATAGATCAACAATGGACAATGTTATAAACATAAAAGAAAGATTGCTCAAAGGAATGAGATATACGGAACCATTTACCTTTGAATTGCCGGATAAAGAAATGATGACGGTAACAATAAGACCGATTCCCGAATGGAAGAATGCGGAAGTGGAAAGCATGAGCCTGGAAGGAATTGATCTCTCTACAATCCCGGAAGCAGAGATAACGAAACTATCAACAGGAGATGGTGATCTCGGACAGTCTATGATGTTACTGGCTATGCAAGCTAAAGGCAGTAATATGATTGCCAAATTAACACAGGCAGGGTTCAAAGCAGATCACATCATTTGTGCTTATGGAATCGTTTCTGAAGACTCACAACCTATCTTTACGGCGGAAGAAATTGGAGAATTCCCTTGTGGGATCCCCAAATTGATAGCCGATAGAATCCGGGTAATATCAGGAGTAGGAAAAGAGGCGCAAGAACAGATCACCAACTTTCGTAAAGACTAAATCCGGATATGAGATGTGGCAATTACATGAGAGGGGTTATAAACTCGCAGATTCGCAAGCAAGCCTAACCCCTCTGCAAAGATTATTTATAATGGAAATCCTCTACCTGATAGACGAGGAAGAGAAGCTGGCAACGGCACGGGCAAAGGCAAAAAGCAAAGGATAGAAATGGCAAACACAGCGACAATAATAATAAAACTGATAGATCAAGCGTCTAAAGTATTCAAAAAGATTGGATCTTCCTCTAAGCAAATGGCAGATTCAATCAGGACGCATTCTTCATCTGTTCAATCCTTGGGCGTACAATTTGCCGCTATGGGCGTCGCAGGGTTGGCGGCATTTGCGTTGGTAACGAAAGCCGCCGCAGACTCAGAAGAAGCTCTGCGAAAAACAATGACAATGACCGGGTTACAGGGTGCAGCTTACAATAAAATGTTTAAGAACCTTGATAGCTATGCTTCTCAATTAGCTGTTAATTTCGGGGTAGCTGGGAAAATTATAAATGAAGCATTCTACCAAGTACTTTCGACGGGAGCAAGAGCAGGGACTAAAGATTTTGAAGCTCTTACAGAAACCGCTATCAGGTTGAATAAGGTTGTAGGATTAGACTTGTCAGATGCAGTTGAACAGACTGCGGGAACTCTTAATACTTTTGGACTCAGATTAAGAGATGCAGGGAAAATGGCGGATGTATTTTTCAAGGCTTCAAGAGAAGGGGCTACTACGGTTCCCCAACTTTATGAGGCAATGAAACAAGCAGGTCCTCTTGCACGGGCAATGGGATTATCACTTGAAGAGACCACAGCAATATTAACACATTTCGCCAATCAGAATATCAAAGGAGCAGAAGCAGGGACAACATTCCGCCGTGTACTCACAAGATTGACCGCTCCAACAAAAGAAGCTATGGAAGCAATGGCTATGTTGGGAGTTAAGGTCTTTTCCGGTGGTCAAAAGATGAGGGATACCAGTGAAATAATTAAAGATTTCATTAAAAAAGCCAAAACATTAAAGAAAACAGAACTTATTTCAATGATGACAGCCTGGGGGATTGAGACAAAAAAGGCAAATGGAAAACTCAGAAATATGCGAGATATGATTATTGACCTCGGAAGATCAATGAAAAAAGAGGGAATGACAGAGGAAGCCATTGACCAAATGAAAGCCTGGGGTATCCAAACGCATATTTCAGCCGGTAAGTTACGACCAATCCCAGATATTTTAAAAGATTTCAAAGTGTCGCTAAACAAACTTAGTCAAGAAGAACAAGCCCATGCTGTCAAGGCTGTAGCCGGGCAGTTTGCGATGGCGGGATTCTTGAAGGCTATCAATTCAAATATTGACCAGATCCCCAAATTAACAAAGTCGTTGAAGGATTCAAAAAATGCTTTAATTCTTGCAGAAATAGAAATGAAGAAAGGATTTAATGAAACACTAAAAAGAATGGGACAGATTGCCAATGAAACATTTAAGGTTATCGGAAAGGTAGTTACTAATTACTTGGTCCCATATATGGCGGCAATAGAAAAGGCAGGATTAGCCATGTTGGAATGGGCGAAAGCTAATCCTGTTATAGTGAAAATTGCTGTGGCAATAGCGGCGGCGGGGACCGCTATAGCATTATTCCTTGGAATTGTATTAACTGCCGTGGGAACATTTGGGTTATTCGTTGCAAGTATAATGACGGCGGCTCCTGTTCTATTGATAATAGGGAAGGCTCTGCTTGTCTTAACTCCTATTGTGGCGGCTGTTATTGCAGTAGTAGCGGCATTATATTTAGCTTGGGAAAATAACTTTTTAGGGATCCGTGATATTGTCGCTTCAGTTATTGGTGCTATAAAGAATATTTGGAATGGACTTCTTGAATTCTTCAATCAGATAATTCTCCCATTCTTTGACCTTCTCCGGGAGAAATTCAGGAAAATATGGGACGCTGTAGTAGAAGTATGGGATGAAGCAATTAAAAGCATTCTCCCGATATTGGATGAGTTTTGGAAAGAAATTCAGCAAACATTTGATGAGATGAAACCTTATTTAGAGGACTTCTGGAAGAGATTCAAAGAGGGATGGCATAAAATACTAATGTTTGTCAGCCCGATTATTGATAAAATGATAGAGATATTCAAGAAAGATTTAATGAAATTTATACAAGATTGGTTGGTTCCGGCATTGATAGTAGGTATAAATGCTATAAAGAAAGCCTTTAAAGTATTGTCTTGGATAGCTATAAATATTATTTTTCCATTTGTTGATGCACTCGTATTAACCGGAAAAGATATTGCCAAATTTGTCGGTATATGGCATGACAATGCCAAAAAGGGATTAAATAAAATTAAGAAACTATTATTTGATTTCAAGGTTTGGTACGATCAAGAATTCGCTGGGATGTTCTCAGGATCGCTATTCGAGGGAGGATATGATCTTCCAGGATCTAAAGGCAAAACAACCCAAGTAAACGGTGATAGTAGTAAAAAATCATCTTCATCATCTGGGATTCAAACAGCTACAGCAGATTATAAAAAACTCAAAGAAGCGATAACAAAAACAGGTGAATCAATTGTCCTTCTTTCCTCACAGCAAAAGGGATTAAATGCCGCCCAAAATATGGGGAATTTGCTCCAGAATGCTTTAACCACTTCTTCCGGGGAATTTGTAGAAGCAGGGGAAAAGGTAACCGCCGAAATAGGGTCTATGGTTAAAGGACTTACCTCTGCCAATGCTGGACAGGATGCATGGAATCGCCATTTATTTAATTCAGTTGGTATATTTGATAATTCTAAAAAAAGCCTTCTTGATTATGGACTGGAAGTTGACGGGTTGAAAGAGAAGATAGTTTTTTCAAAAGTGGCAACGAGCCTATTC